TTTGTAAGTTTCCTACTCAAAGCTTGCTCTTGTTTATCAATTTTTTCTAATAAAGTTTGTTTAATGACGGGCGCTGGTAATATTTTGGTTTCTTTTTTTATACGTAATAATAAATGTCCTTGCATATTGACAATAAAATCATTTTGATTATTATCGTTATAAGGTGAAACCCAACCCATTTTTATTGTGTCGAAGCTGTCACATGGCGTAAACAGGTGAGATTTAATTGCTTTTTCAATAACATCTTTGTTGAATAAACTGTCATTATTCAACTCATAAACTATTGCATTTTTAAAGAATATATTCATATTATTACTCCAATAAAAAACCGCCTAGTTGGCGGTTGCTTTCTTGAACGGGTCGGGTTTACCCAATTTTTCGGCTAGTTCACTGATGCAGTCTCGGGCTTGTTGTTTGTATTCCGAGGCTGTGTGACTACCATATTTTTTATCAACAGCTGCTGCAAATTCTGAATATGTCCCCGTAAAACAACCTGCCGCAATTAAAAAATCATCGTTTGCCCAAAATGCAAATATTGTTCGTCCAATTCCTCCGCAATTTTCGCAATATGCAACATTTTCGATTTTTTCCACATCTAAATAAACAGAACAAGAATCATAAACCGTCAGATTAGACGGCAGGTGTGTTAAATTTGTTTCTCCCAAATACAGAATATATGCGACTTTTAAATTTTCAGGCAGTTGAATTTCAACATTAGACTCATTACAAATCAATCCAAACTTAAAATTTGTATTTTCTGGTATAGAGATATGTTTTACATCTAATTCCTCGATATCTAACTCTTCCTTAACTATTACCGCTCCGTCCTGAATTTCATAATCGATATCTAGGCTATTTAATAACTCTAAAAATTTTTCCATAATTAAATCCTAGTACTGATGTTTAGGCTACATCTTGAAACGCCATCCGCTTGTGTATCGCTCGAACTTTTTCAACATCATCCGCGCAATATTCGGCAACTCGTTTCAGCTCCCCTGCTTGCACAAAATCCCAAACTTTTGAGCCGTCAATTTCATCACCTTTAGGTGGAATACCCAGAGACAGGCACACCTCGTTGAGCGATACGTAATTGCGTTTTCCAGCCCATTCCGTCATGGTGTCAAATATGTACATATTGTTATATGATTTACTATTCAGCGGTAAAAATGAGGGTGGTTTTATTCCTAAAACTATAGCGCGCTGATAAATAAATCTCAGGTCGAAATTTTCGATATTGTGACCAATAAAATGAGGTGTAATATCTGCACTAGGGCTATAACATTCGATTAATTCGTTAAAAAATGTTTTTAAAATTTCGCGTTCAGATGTTGCCCAATCATCAAAATAGATTGTTCTAACATCATTGTCGTTAATTGCGTAACCAATACAAACTATTTGACCAAAACCACCATTTAAGGCGGTTTTTCGATACGCTATTTCTTTGTTTTCTTCAATCCACGCATCGATTGTTTCTTGTTTTTTGTAATTTGTTGGAGGTGTTAAATTTGTCTGTACGTGATTTTTTAGATGTTCTGATTGGGTTGGTATAGTTTCGATATCAAAATAGATGTTAAACTGTCTCATTATTGTTTACCTCCTAATTCATGTTTATATCTATCACTCAATGATTTGAGCCGATCGCCTATACCCAACACATCACAACGTTTGTAGTATTTTGCGTAAACAGCCCTTAGCTCATCCTCTGTCTTACAGCTAGACGCCTCACTACCAAACAGCGACAAAATATACTCGCGTGGTAATGCCCAGTCTGGAAGAATTGGAGTCTCCCACCAAATATACGACCCGTCTTTCGTTCTGGTCCTATTCCAGCCATCAACTTTTTCCAGCGAAGTTTTAGCAAAACCCTCTTCTAAATCATAAAGATATCTCCCAATTCCCCATTGGACGCCCGCTCGTTTCATTGCTCCAGATATACCCCCTTTAACCGCCTCTATCTGAGTGTTTTCTGCGCCATCTTTTTTCGTTATCCACTCACCATTAATTTTGATTTTAATACTGCACATAACCCCACCATCGGGGGCAGGGTGATAATCGTTTTGCCAATTTTCCTTTCCGCAAACTTCATCCAGTCGTTGTTGAATGGCTCTGTTTGTTACATATGCTAAAACCATACACCATGGTTTATTATTAGAGATACCGCACTGTTGCACTCTCCATTCAATATCGTTAGGGTAGAACGGCTCGTCTAATTTAGCTAATTCCATAAATCACCTCATTTAAATTTGTGCCATTTTCTTGTTTTTGAACAAGAAGATTTGCTAATTCTGTTAAGTCAACCTTGTACGCTTCCGCTATATCAATAATCATTCTTTCTTGAATTGACAGCGATTGATAAATTTCTTCCCATTTCATGTAATCACCTCGACGCAATATCTAACATCCAGCTAAACAATATAAATAACCCTATAAAAAATAGACTCAGGGCAGAAAAAAGGGCGTACATTTTGTCGCCCTTAGTCAATTTCTCATGTCGGTTTGTAACGTGTGTATTACAACCAGCATAATCAGTCGGTATGTCGTTCATTTATACATCCTCTGGTCGTTCGGTTAATGATGTCTCCCAGTTAATACCGTCTGTATTTATATTGAGCGGGCAATCCGAAACATTAAAATCGGTATCCCAACCCCTGCTGCCCTTGGTGGGCCTTCTTTCATAAAGGCAAATTGCCCCACATTCGTCCATAGCGGCATACTGCCATGTTTTATTGATAAAACTCCATGCCTCACGAGATATAGGTAACGGTGTTGGTTTTATACGGTATTCATAACCCATGCTAGGGAATAAAATGGTCGATGTTGTCCATTCACCACCAAAATTAACCTCAACAGGAATTTTTTGCATTATAGCTAACAGCATTTGCACCAAATGCCCTTGTTCTGCGTTCTGTGGTGTGAGTTTTGGTATTAAATTGCCGTCGTTATTCACATTCGCCTTCTGTTTAGGCTGGAACTTTGCACACCAATTACCTTGCTTCACTTGCTCTATAACTTCTTCATTAGTCATTGTTTTATTCCCCATATTCTGTAAAAAAGCCCCATTACTGGGGCAAGTGGATGTAGAGGCTGTCTTTCCAGCTGTCAGAATTCATAAAAAAAGCCCTCATAGAGGGGAGGGCAAAACATGAAAAAAACGCGCTGTTTTAGGCAAGCGCAAGCCTAACTATTCTTCAGAATCAATTAATTCTTGAGTTAATTCTTGTGTTTGATCTTCAAAATATATTGATGAAACAAACCATTTACCATTCTCAAAAATATATAAGAAATCCTCTTCCAATTTTGGTCTTTCTTCTGATGTTATGTATTTAGTGCCTTTTTCTCCCAGATCTCGTCCGTAATATACGGTGTAACCATCGATTTCATTCTTATGTGAATGTTCTTCTTGACAGGAACGTGCTTTACCAAGAGACACTATATCGCCTTCTTTTACCAGTTCCTCTGCTAATTCTTGCGAGTTATAGTGATTTAATAGCGTTGCTCCAACGCCACTCGGATAACCATCCAAATGACAATAAACTGTTCTATACTCATTTCCGACTTTTACGCCAATAGTTGATCTCATTACCATTGTTTGTTCCTCTTTTTAATCCATCAAAACACCTCATAAAAGTGTTTATGAATGTGCCTGAGTAATACTGCAACACGCTCAGGCTCGCGCTTCCTTGAACTACCACGCACAAGGATGTAAAATATCTAAACCACGCACAAATAAGGATTTTAAGTATGCCAGATTGGCTAATTACTCTTGTTTCTAATTTTAAAAAGGAAATTTTCACAGTGAAAAGCATGCTTATTATGCTTACTTTCTTTTCCAGTTTTTTTGTCGTTCCTGCCGAAGTAAGAATTAAGTTCGAAGAAGTGATAAAAATACCATTTAGTTATGAGATAGCTCTTTTTGCCGTCAGTTTTATTTTGTGTAGTTTTATTTATTATGTAATAGTGAAATTTTATAATAAAAAAAAGTTGAACAAAAAACGAAATGAATTACTTTCATTAATTGACTCTCTAGATAAAAAAGAGAAGGGCATTATTTCTTATTTACTATATAGCGGTTATCCGTATATTTCATTTGAAGCCAAAAAGATTCCCGAATCTGTTAATAAACTCATTAACAAAGGAATAATTATTCAGTCGAGTTATCCGATGATGTTTGACACTGAATGTCGTTTTATGTTGAATTCATCATTTGAAACATTCATCAGGAATGAGCTTAAACAAATCAATATTAATAACAATTAATATTTATTAATTTCAAACTCAAGCCCACTATTCAAATGGGCTTTGATTTGAATGCTCAGTTATCTCTAGAGCAGAGTTTTTGCGCCTTAGTTAACCTCTCGCCAGTGTTGCCTTGTAATGTGAGTTATCAAAAGATCGTCTCGATAAGTCCATGCAATTTTGTATGCTAGGGTCTAAACAGTAATAACAGTGCTGCTAACACTATTACCAGCTAACTAAGTTCGACTTTCCTAATTTTTAAAGAGCTGAGATTAATTTGTTTATTAATGTTTAATCTTTATGTGTATTATTAAACAGCATTACACAAATCGTGTCAATATATTTGTGTAATAAATGTTTAATAAAATGTTTAAAAAAAGTGAATTATTTATTTATATATTTGAAATATATAAATTTAATGCTGGTTTGATTGGCTGTTTTTTGAGCATTTATTTTGAGTGGATATAAAAAAAGCCCATTCAGGGCTTTAGGAGGTTTAATTGTTTAATCTTAATCATCCATTGATGAGTGCCACCACATTCGACCGAGCACCTGAAAATCACCGCTTTCAATTTGCTCCTTACTAATTATTTCATCTGCATATGTTGGATTGTATGATCTGAGAGTTATTGTTCCGTCGGTATTTCTAATTAAAATCTTAACTTTTTGTAGGTCATGAACTCTAACGGCATATATTTTACCGTCTCTAATTCGAGTATCTGCTGTATTTATAGAAATAATGTCTCTATCAAATAATCTGGGTTCCATGCTATCGCCCGTCACCTTAACAACTTTAGCCATATCTATTGGAATATTGCGTTGTTTGAGAGTAATACTTCTAAACGGTAGTGTATACATTTCCTGCTCCATCGTGGGACATGCTCCAAAACCTGCTGATAATTCAACATCTAAAACAGGTATTGTTACAAATCTCCCGTTGTTCTGCTCTTCCTCTGATAATGATTCCCATTCAACGGGATTTAGCTCACTATCTCGTACATTTTCGCCGCTTCCGTACAGAAGCCACTTGAGATCATACCCTAATTTTTCTGAAATCAATTGCGCCTTTTTACGGCTAATTGCGTTTCTACTTATCCAATTGGTTACGTTTTGAGGTGATGTGCACGCAATTTCGGCTAATTCGCTTTTATTTATTGAATGCTCTCGCATGATTTTTTCTATACGTTGTGCGACTGAACTCATATATGGTCTCCTAATTTGTTATTTTAATTCTTACACGTTTTGTGTAGCTCATCAATAAACAAAATACAAATAATATTGCAAAGATAAGTTAATTTGTTTATATTATGTGTAAAGATGTTTATTTACGTTTAAGGTGAATGTTTATGAATTGTGAAATTACACCGATTGAAAAAGCCATTCGGGCTATTGGTGGAAATAAATCAGAATTAGCCAGACTCGTTGGATGTAGTCCCTCAAATATAACTAACATTATTGCTAGAGGTGGACGAATTCCGTGTATGAGTAGGGAAAAACGTGATCGCTGGGTAAAAGCAACTGGATTAAGTAAAAAAGACTTATTCCCTGATATTTATTGAGAATATTTTATGTCAACTCTAAAAACAAACAAAACACTGAGTCAATGCGAGCGAATATTAATTCATTTGCAGAGCGGTAAAACGATTAATCCGTTACAGGCGTTGAAATTATACGGCTGTTTTAGATTAGGCGCGCGTATCTACGACCTAAAAAAAGGCTGGTTTTGATATTGATAGCCGTTTAGTCAATGAGCATGGTGTTCAGTACGCTGAATATTTGATGAGCTTACAGCCTAAAGCACATAAAAAAGCCACTAATTAGCGGTTAGTGGCGGTGCATTTATTGATAGGAATAAACACATGAAAAAGAATAAAGCATATTTCAAGACATGTCAACGGGCAGATAAACCCGACGAGTTAGCGATGATCGCATTACATAACCGAGAATTCGGAGAGCGATTTGTAGAAGTTTTTAAAGCAGCTAAAAGGGGTAAATCATGTCTACAGCAAAAGTAATCGAATTTAAGCCTAGAGAGGAGCGTATGGCTAATTTAGATGATGGCTATACCAGAATTGCTAACGATTTATTGGAAAAAATAATCTCGTTTTCGTTCACTTTGCGCCAACAAAATTTATTGCTATCTATTGCGCGTAAAACTTACGGTTATAACAAAAAAATAGACTGGATAGGTAATAAACAATTATCAGAATTAACAGGTTATCCAGAGACGAGATGTTCAACCATAAAAAACGAGCTGATCAAGATGAATGTGCTGGTAACAAAAGGGCGTGAAGTGGGGATAAATAAAAATCTTGGTGAGTGGAAAAGCAACATTACCCAAACCAGTAAAACATTTACCAAATCAGTAAAGAAAACCTTTACCAAAACGGTAAATCACTCTTTACCAAAAGAGGTAAACACAAAAGACAATACTACAAAAGACAATAAAGACAATAATATATTGCTCGATTCTGCATTTGAAATTTTTTACAAAGCAGGGTTACCAAAAGTCGGGAAGTCAAAAGCGATTACTAGCTTCAAAACAGCATACAAAAATTGGAAATCAGAAAATAAAACGCCTGAGGTGTTTGCTCAAATGTTGGTAAGTGACATTCAGTGCAGGCTAAAAGCCAGTGTCTTCGGGTTTGCTAATTTGCATCCAACAACCTATCTAAACCAAAAACGCTGGGAGGATGAGTTACCAGCTAACGCAAAGAGACCTCAATCGCAAATGACGCCAGAGCAAAAGCGTGAATATGAGCTGTATATGTTTATGCAGGGGGGAAATTAGTGCGTAGACAAATAAAAAAACTGCTTATTGTCGGTTATGGGTACGGGGTTTTTAGTCGGTCATTTGTTGATTATTGGTTTAAAAAATTGGAGTTAAAAGCATTATGAATATCAGGGAATTATCAAACCAGTTGTGGGAGCGAGCGGAAGATGTGGCCCGATATTTATTGCCAGCCGGTAAAAAAATTCGTGGTGAGTGGTGTGTTGGTGATTTGCAAGGTGATAAAGGGCAAAGCTTAAAAATCAACGTTAACGGTAAGCGTGTTTGGTGTGAGTTTAACGGTGGTTTAGGCGGTGATTTATTGGATTTGTGGGTTGCTGTTAGAAGTGTGTCAATGCACATAGCGATTCAAGAAGCTAAAGAATTTTTGGGGATCTGCAATGAGGATTCTTATTTTGAAAAACCAAAAAAACAATTCAAAAAGCCAGAAAAAAAAGGAATTTTACCAAGCAGAAAGTGTTATGCATATTTGGCTACAAGGGGCATTTCCGAGGCAACCGCTCGGTTGTTTAAGGTTGTTGATGCCAAGGTATTTAATCACGAAACCAAAGCAGATGTTGATGCAATCGCTTTCCCATACATTCGAGACAATGAAACCCTACAAATCAAACGATTAGGATTAGAGCGTAATGGTCACAAAAAAATCATTATGGCTGAGGCAGATTGTGAACCGTGCTTATTTGGTTGGCAGGCAATTAGCAATAGCGAAAGAAACATGGTTGTTTTATGTGAGGGTGAAATCGATGCAATGACTATCAATCAATACGGACTACCTGCATTATCAGTACCGTTCGGCGGAGGGTCTGGAGCAAAACAACAATGGATCGACTACGAATATGAAAATCTTGAACGTTTTGAAGAGATATTTATTTGCATGGATAACGACGAAGCGGGGCAGTTAGCCGCAAAAGAGATCGCCACAAGACTTGGTTATCACCGCTGTAGTTTTGTTCATTTACCGAAAAACTGTAAAGACGCTAATGAATGTTTAACGAAAGGCGTTTCAAGAGACGAATTTATTCAGTGCATTATCAGTGCTGAAAAGTTAGATCCTACAGAACTAAAAAGAGCTGGTGATTTCAAGCAAGGCGTTATTGATGCTTTTTTTGCTCCAGAACAATACATGTTCACATCAAGCATTGAGGGATTAGCCGAAAAGCTAAAGTTTCGCAGCCATGAAGTCACTGCAGTTAATGGTGTTAATGGGCATGGCAAATCTCAATTAGTAGGTAATTTTGCATTAGATGCAATTAAGTCAGGATTAAGAGTTTGTATCGCATCATTAGAGCTTAGACCTGCAATATTATTAAAAAGACTTGTTCGCCAAGGCATTTGCACTCCCACGCCAGAGCGTGACGATGTAGAAAAAATCATGGACAAGCTTAACGATTCCTTATGGGTATTCAACGTAACAGGTAAAGCCAAGACTGAAAGACTACTGACTGTATTTAAGTACGCGCACAAAAGATACGGTGTGAAAGTTTTCATTATCGATTCTTTGATGATGTGCGGAATGGCTGAAGATGATTATAACGGGCAAAAAGCGTTTATTGAGCAACTGTGTGATTTTAAAAATCAGAATGATGTACATGTATTTTTAGTTACCCATCCAAGAAAAGGCGAAAGTGAAGAAAAACCAGTAGGGAAAATGGACGTCAAAGGGACAGGAGCAATTACGGACTTATTAGACAATCTAGTAACCGTTTGGCGCAACAAGAAAAAAGAGGAGCTAAACGAAAGGATTAACAGATTCCCTAACATTGAGCTAAACGAAAAAGACGAAAATTTATTAGCATCTCCAAATACATTGTTATCAGTTGATAAACAAAGAGAGGGAGAGGGTTGGTGTGGAAAAGTACCCGTTGAGTTTAACGCCTACACCAATCAGTTTTTATCTAGTGATAAGCATACTCCATTTAACTATTTATATAACCGACCTCAAAACGAGGTGTTATCACTAAAAAAACAGAGTAGAGCATGCGAAAGCCGTTAGTTAATCACTGCCCACTAGGACAGCATCACATGTTAGACAGGGTAGCGTATGACTATGTGACTGCAATCAGAAAACGCGGTGCAAACGTGGCAAAAATTAAATATGAATTAGCAGAACGAGCAAAGAAATTTACTGATGAAGAAAGGAATAAATTGAGGGAGTTAATACAGAAATGGCTAGAAAATATCAAATAACAGCAGAAGTAAAAAAGGGTTGGCAAGCGTGGGGAACAATCGTGTTGCATCGTGATTCAAAACTCACAGAAAAAGGTTTAATTAAAACGCTGGCTACAGTTAAAAACTCATTCGGCAACACTAAAGTTGATGTTGAAGTGCGTAATTTTCAGTGTGTGAGGGTTTAGTATGAGTTATGACATGAATGTTACAAATCCAAAACATTATCAGTTATTTGGTGATATTGAATCTATAGAGCTTATCGCGCGTTCAATGACTGTTGAACGGTTTCTGGGTTTTTGTCTCGGTAGTACTTTGAAATATCGCCTCAGAGCGGGTAAAAAAGATGACTTGATGCAGGATATAGCTAAAGCCAATCAGTTCGAAATCATTTTTAAAACCTATCGCCATTTGTGTTGGGATTATAAAGAGGGAATGTTTGATGAGTGACAAAACAATATTTTTTATAGCGCTATTAGTTTTTTGGGCATTTGTCATCTGGAGAGTAACTAAGTGAAACATCTTTTTATTAAGCAGGCTGGCGGTGTTTTAGTTCCTGCTTCAGATGAAGAGGCGGAAAAAATGTTGAGATATAAAACGGGTGAGCCGTGCGAGGTCGAGATTAAATTATGGCGCAATCCTCAGTTTCATAGAAAAGTATTTGCATTTTTCGGATTCTGTTTTGAACACTGGTCTGGTGAGCAAGCGGGTTTGGAAAATATGGACGAGGCGTCACAGTTTGATAGATTTAGAAAAGATTTGACTATTTTAGCGGGTTTTTATGAGCAAACTGTCAGATTAAATGGCGAATTTAGAACTGAAGCAAAAAGTTTAGCTTATGGAAATATGGAACAATATGAATTTGAAAAAGTTTATCGTGCGTTAATAAATGCGGCATTAAAGCATATTTTTGGCAAAACTACTGACCAAAATACGATAAATAGGTTATATGCATTTTTTTAAAATTTAGGTGGCGTAATGAACGATTTAGAACAATTAAAAACAATAGATGAACGGCTGGCAGAGGTTGAGAGGATATCAAATTTTTTACACGAACAACGCAGGGAAATAATTAACAGATTAGATTTAAATAAGGCGGATGATGAGCAAACTAACTAAATTGGCGAGAGGTAGAGAGTGTCAGGTGCGATTACCATGCTGTAATCACAACACCGAAACCACTATATTAGCTCATTATCGATTAGCTGGTACATGCGGTATAGGTATGAAACCAAACGATTTACAGGGTGCGTGGGCATGTTCTGCGTGTCATGACGAAATAGACCGCAGAACACGATTATTTGAATCCGAATTTGTCCGATTGGCTCACGCTGAGGGCGTCATGAGAACGATAGGTATATTAATAAAGGATGGGCTTTTGAAAATATGATTTATAACATTACGCCAGTTCCAAAACCTAGAATGACACAACGAGATCGGTGGGCTAAACGCAAACCAGTATTAAATTATTTAGCATTCAAAGATGAATGCAAATTGAAAGGAGTGACTATACCAGAATGTAATTATCACGTTATTTTTGTTATTCCAATGCCAAAATCATGGAGTAATAAAAAACGTGCAGAAATGAAAGGGAGGCCGCACCAACAAAGACCCGATAAGGATAATTTAGAGAAAGGATTACTTGACGCTATTTTTGACGAAGATTGCCGTGTATGGGACGGTCGAGCGACTAAGATTTGGGGTGAAACTGGGCAAATTATAATTAATAAGATAGAGGTGACGCAGTGAGAGAAACTAAAGACATTCTGACAGCATGGAAAAACACACGCATTTTAAAGCGTATAGGAACCGAGTATCCCTCAAAATCAGCGGGTATTGAGGGCGCGCCTAGAGATTTTGATTATCGTCAGTATTTAACAGAGGATGAAGCCCAGATTGTTGATAATGCGGTGTTAACCCTTAAAGCGGATAATTATTCCCAATGGATTGTATTGACTGCATATTATTTGCGAGATGTTTCTTGCAATGCTCAAGCTAAGGCAGTCGGCAAAAGACCTCACGATATTATTAATTTATTAAATCAAGCTGAAATGTTTATAAGAGGTAATATTTACGATTTTTTCAAAAAAGCGGCATAAAATTCAAAAAAATGTCGTTAAAATGCTAGACTTTGCGCAAATGCGCATATATAATTAGTGCAAGATGCGGTTTAAAGCGCATAAATTACAAGCCCAATCAAAAGTTGGGCTTTTTATTATCTAAAATTTATGAGTCAATGAAATGGAATTCGTAAAAAAAATCATAATAATCACGTTTTGTTTAATCTCTACAGCGACATTCGCATCACAGCAAAATTTTAATAACGCTAAAACCCACCTAGTTAAAATCTACACGTCTAACCCAGAACAAACCACATTTTATTGCGGTTGTGAATTCTCATTCAATGGTAAAAGTGGCGTTGTTGATTTCAGTAAGTGCGGCTATGCACCTCGGAAAAATCAGGCGCGCGCATCTCGTGTCGAATGGGAGCATGTCATGCCAGCCGAGAATTTTGGGCGACATCTACAATGCTGGCGTGATGGTGGACGTAAAGAGTGCAAGAAAGACAAAATATTTAATGCTATGGAAGGCGATTTGCATAATCTCCAGCCGTCTATCGGTGAGGTAAATGGCGACCGTTCTAATTTCCGTTACTCACAATTTACTAAAACGTTCGACCAATACGGTCAATGTCAATCAGCAGTAGATTTTAAACAGCGCCAATTTCAACCTCGTGAGGAAATTAGAGGCGTAATTGCCCGCACCTATTTTTATATGCGCGATACATACAACATTAATTTATCTGACGCGCAGAGTAAATTAATGACTGCGTGGGATAACACGTACCCACCTGATGAATGGGAATGCGAACGCAACAAACAAATAGAACGAATTCAGGGTAATGATAATAAATTCATTACCGAAAAATGTAATTAAGGCGACAAAAACAACCAATTAACCATTGAAAAATCATTATGTTGTGTTAATATTAAACAAAATATTAACTTCCTGTTCTGTCAACCTCACCGCTACGGCGGTTTTTTATTGGTCGTGAATTTATTTTAGTTAATCGAGGGTGGTTTTTACTATGTTGCTAATTTGTTTGCGGGATGATATCCCTCTGTCGCTAAATGAAGAACAATGCGAAAAAATGTTGCTGCATATTTGTTCTAAATTTAACTGCCCTATTGAAGAAGCGTGTAACAGGTTTGAATATTTTAATAATATAGATAGACATCAAATCCATAATATATTTTTTATAGATATACCGTATACTAAAGAGGATTCATTTTATTTTTTCCCCGATGCTCTCTGCAAAACACTTGATGATTTTTTTCCGGGTTCTAAATCTTGCATGTGCACCACGTCATTGGCGTATTCGCATGGTGAAATTATAAATGGGGGACCTGAGCGCATGTATCTTGACGCCAAAATAAAACATAACCCAAGGTTTAATGACATAATTATTCAATTGCTGCCATTTATTGACGCACATTATAATGGTGGTAATGTAAGTGATATTTATTGGCAAAAAAACATGAAAATTACTCAAATTTTCAATTCAAAATTCGATAAAAGATTTTGATAATTATAATTTTTTTCATTTTTATGTAACCGCCCAAATGGCGGTTTTTTATTACCTATTTTGGATGGTTGGCAGAGTTTGGTTTAATGCGCTGGTATTGAAAGCCGGAGAGGGGCGACCCTCCGTGAGTTCGAATCTCACACCATCCGCCACGATTAAATAAAAGTTTATTAATTGATGAACACCATAGATTCTCAATTTATCTGACGCGCAGAGCAAATTAATGACAGCGTGGGATAACATGTATCCGCCTAACGAATGGGAATGCGATAGGAATCGACAAATAGAACGAATTCAGGGTAATGATAATAAGTTTGTTACTCAACAGTGTGAAAAATAGATTTATTTATATTTAAACATTATGTGCTTCTAAAACATTTTTATATTAAATGTAGTTATTTATTTCCTATTTATAATTGACATAGTGTCAAGTTAACAATAATATATATTCAAAAGTAAATATATAATAGATTATAAATATATTTTGTAGGAGGATGTAGCTATGATGATTTTATTTGATGGTTGGGATGGACTTTAGTCGTGCCCGAAAAATTGTTTTTTCTCGGTGAAACATATGGCTTCTGGGTGCAAACAGGAGCCATAGTTATATCTGCTTTTGGTGCAATTTGGGCTATATATCATAATGGTAAAATGTCCAAAAGAAGAGCAACGGTTGATGTTATAATACAAGAAAACCAAGATGCCGTATTAAGAGATGCCAAGACAACAATTTTTAGAGTGTTAAAAAAAACATCTCTTATAGAACTATATAAAAACGAAACAAACCCAGGCAATAAACATAGGGATATGCTATTGGTTATATTAAATAGGTATGAATTTATTGCTCAAGGGATTCGTAGTGGAGCTTTTGAAGAAAAAATTTATAAACGCATGCAGTATTCATCCATTATGAAAATGTGGAAAATGTCCAAGCCTCTTATTGAAGAAATTCGACGAATTGAGGAAAGAGATACTCTTTATCAGGAGTTTCAATGGCTAGCTACACGATGGGGAAAAGCTCCACTTAAGAAATGTAACAAGTCTTGACAACTATTTTTTGATAGTAGGACTAAACAAAACAAACTAATTATTTAAACCGACGAAAGTCGGTTTTTTTGTGCCCGTTTTCGGCTATCAGCATTTATTTTGATGAACTACATATAGTTATTCCGCTGATTGCTATTTTTATTTAAATCCTCAGTCCTGAGGTTTCACAGTATCGACAGCAATGCTAGACACACACACTACACAGACCCAGAGCTAGTACGCTGTCATTTCTATTAACCGCCTCAATTTAGGGGGCTATTATGAGTATAATAAAAATGCCTATAAAAGATCCGAACAACATAAATTGGACTGTTGTTGTATATCTATTTTTTATAACTCTATTAGGTTCACTCGCTAGTTATTGCTATCACATTATGAACGGCGACACGTTCCGTATCAGTACGTTATTGGCACAAATACTGGTATCAACATTTGCAGGCGCACTAGTCGTGCTAGGTGCTAGCTATTTTAATTTAGATTTTGAATTAGCAGGCGGTGTTGCTGGGCTGGCTGGTTGGTCAGGCGCAACACTAATTAAGGCACTAGAAGAACGGCTTTTAAAAAAAGCGCGAGGAGATGACTAATGCAACTAACTGAGCATTTTACACTAGACGAATTTACACACTCAACAACAGCTAGTCGATTAAAAATTGACAACTCAGTCCCTGACGAATTAATGGCTAATGTTCAATTGACTGCTGCCAAATTGGAACTGGTTAGAGCAGCATTAGGGAAACCTATAGTAATAACTTCTGGATATCGTTGTTCTGAATTAAATAAACGGGTAGGTGGTGTACCGACTAGTGCTCATACCAAGGGTTTAGCTGTCGATTTCCGCTGTGACTACGGAACGCCTAAACAAATTTGCCAACATTTAATCGATGCGGGTGTACCGTTTGATAAAATCATTCAGGAGCACAATCAATGGGTACACATTGGATTCAGTCTGAGCAATAACCGTCAAATCGTGTTAACTGCAGTTAAACAGGGCGGCAAAACTGTTTACTTAAACGGGTTAGTATAAATAAATGGGTATTTAATTATGCATAAATCGGAATTTACTATTATCGCGTTGGTAATTACCAGTTTCCTTCTGACTGGTTATTTTGGTTACGTTAATTATCATGATAAACAGCGTTTGGAACGCGATAATTTTGCTCTAACCAGCCAAATAGAGCAGTTACAGCACACCATAGCTCGAAACAATCAGATTATCGCTGACAATGAGCGTTCTAAACGAGAGTTAGAAAATCAATCAATATCACGGCAGGAGCAAATCAATGAGCAACTCAAAAATAATGATTGCGCTAATCGTCTCGTTCCTGTTGCTGTGTCTAACAGCCTGTACGACAGAGCGCACGCTATACGTCAATCAACCAATACCAGAACACCTATTAATTGATTGCGTACCAAAATTACCACCAGGGCAAATGACATTCGGTGATAGTCTAAAATACAACGAGCACCTATTAAACGTTATTGAAATGTGCAATAGAGACAAACGAGCAATTAGAGAGGTAAATAAATGAAATCACTGACATACGGTCAAAAATTAGTAAACACAAATTTCAACCCAGCTGAGTTAGAGTCGGTTGGTATTTGTAAAAAATATATATCTGCGGTTATCGACCAGTTAAATGATTTGCGAGAAAAAACAGAATCACCAGAGACAAAGAGGTCATGCTCTATTGCTATTACAGAATTACAGGGCGCACAAATGTGGGCAGTCAATGCATTAACCAGTCAGTTATCAACCAATAGCTAAATATTGATTTACACTATTTAACACAAAAAATCAGACTAACACAGCTATATTGTATAAACTACATGCATATTCACAATGGGTATAATGCCACAACGTGAGGATGCGCTATGAACAAACAGGTGGCTGTTTTAGGAGATATAACCAATTATGGCGGTAGGATTATCACGGCGTCAGGTCAGGGGTATAGTGATGGTGCTCAAATTGCTCTATTAGGTGATTTGGTTTCCTGTCCTAGATGCTGCAGTACTGGCAGAATCATAGAGGGAGCAAACGATTTTATTATCGACGGTAAACCCGTTGCCTATGATGGTTGTATTGTTGCGTGTAAATGCTCGCCAGTTGGTGGACATCGAATTTTAGCGTTAAAAAGCACCATGTACGTTGGGGTTGGTGGTAGTGGTAGTGGTGGCTCTATACAATCGAATTCGTTTGCAGGTAATCAAAAACAATTTAACTCAGAGAATAAGGACGAAAACAATTTAATTAGAATTGATGCACGCCGTCTATTACAATGTGCTGATGAGTTATGCGAAAAGCATCTGTATCATGATGATATTAAACAGGCGTTCAAACAGGACATTGAATCGTTTGCTAATGATATTGTTGAGCAGGTAGACAGTGGCGCTATGACGTATGAGCAAGGCGCTGAAAAAATCAAGGTGGAAGAAAAAAGCCTTTTGGACCAGTCGTTTACTTGGTTAAAAAATGGGCTGTCTATTTTTGGTGGAGCGGGATTAACAGAGGCAGGAGTCGCCCTTTGTTATACGGGATTGGGATGCATTATCGGCGCACCAATGATAGCTCATGGATTAAACGGCATTTATGAGGGTAGTGCAGGCATTGTTAATAGTGTAATGAATGAAATTGATGGTGGGGATCGTAGTGAAGAAGTAGATGGCCCACTAAGAGAATTATATAAATCTGGCGCTGAGGCACTGGGATTTGATGCATCAGTAGGTAGCATAGCCTATGATATAGCTGATTTGAGTGGATCATTGTATAGTAAATTTAAATTAGTGCCCAAAATAACAGAACTTGGAACACCAATAAAAAAATTATGGCGTTACGGGCGGCAGGATTTAGTTAGATATTATACGACAATGACAAAAAATGCTCTAAGAGCAGAAGTTTTATCTGATTTTGTTTCATTATCCCAGCTCATTGCTAATTTTAAAAGCATCTTTATTTACGACAAAGACAAAGAACAGCCTGCGTTTGTTGTCCCTGAACCAGAGACAGTCACAAATGTAGGTGAATTAGCGGATAGCTGTCAAATAGTTATAGTTATCACATTTGCAGATGAAGAACCGCCACACTATTATTTGTGTACGCGCCCTAATGGGGAACAATATAAAATTGAATAATATAAAGGATTATTGATGTTTATTATTTTTATTTATTATTTTTTATCAATAGCTACTTTGTGCGCCTGCTATTATTTCCGCCGTTCTCGTTTTACAGAACAGGATTATAAATATAACAAACCGTTAAGATGGAAGAGAAGACTTCTGATAATTTGGTCATATTTACTTGGAACAATACACGGTTGTATTTGTTTTAAAGAGTCAATTTTTAGTGACGTAGACAATAATTTTATTAGGGTATCTGCCGCAGTTTTTTTGATTGTCTATATATTTGCTATAGGTTGGGTTGAAGATTTTATGCATCCTTTCAATAACAAGAAAAAATAGCAATCGAATTAACAAACAATAACCGCCTAAATGGCGGTTTTTTTGTGCCTAAAATTCATAAACATTCAAATTACCTGCAATCGGTGCAAAAACGCACCGCAACCTATTTTTTAATCACAATGCCAATCACACGGCAAATATCAACCGAGAGCTTTACAGAATGAGCCTATGAGAATGACAGTTAATGTCTAACTCTTGGGCTGTTTATTCTGTGTGAGACGTAGGCTCATTCTATAGAGGACATTAAAATGAAACTAGTAGAAATTAAAAAATTCGAATTATTTACTCAATCTGATTTAATCGCACAGGGTGTCAATAAATCGCATGACACAGTCATCAAGTTAATTGACCGCAATTTAAATGATTTAAATGAGTTTGGTGAGGTCGGATTTGAAATCCGAGCTGGTTATAATAATGCTCAAGTTCGTGTAGCGATTTTAAATGAACAGCAAGCTACATTGTTAATAACTTACATGCGAAATAACGAGAAAGTAATTAAGTTTAAAAAGACGTTAGTAAAAGCATTTTTTGATATGCGATCATTGCTAAGTGCAAAAATAAACGATCGGAATATAGCTAAAATTGAGTATCGCCCTATGACAGATGCGTTAAAGTATGAACTAGAAATAAAAGGCAAGATACCAAAGCACTATGATTTTAGTAATGAAGCAAACCTAATCAATCGTATAGCATTAGGTATGACAGCATCAAAATTCAAAGACGTTCATCATATAGGTAAGAGCGAATCAATTCGAGATCACCTTACACCTTGTCAAATTAAATGCATTACCGATCTTCAAAGAGCTAATACTACTTTTATCCAATTAGGTATGGAATTTGAAGAAAGGAAATTAAGGTTAATGGAATTATTCAAACGCAATCACATTATACAGTTATTCGATGAACAGCAAAGAATAGCCGCTTAATTGCGGCTTTTTAATATCTAAAAAACAAAGGTATAAATATGACAAAGCTCACAGACAAACAGGAGCTGTTTTGTCGTGAGTATTTAGTAGATCTCAATGCGACACAAGCAGCAATACGGGCTGGATATAGTCAAAAGACGGCTGAACAATTATCTTACCAATTGCTTCAGAAAACTTCAGTTCAAAACTACATCCAAGAACTAAAGCAACAGCGCAATGAACGTAATAAGGTTAATGCTGATTATGTCCTGAAGCGATTAGTTGAGATAGACCAGATGGATATATTAGACATCCTTGCTCCCTCAGGCGACTTCCTCCCAATAAAAGAATGGCCGAAGACGTGGCGAACTACATTATCAGGTTTGGATATTGCCATTATCGGAAGTGGTGATTCTGAAGCGATTATGAAAAAAATTAAGTGGCCAGATAAAGTCAAAAACCTTGAATTGTTAGGTAAACACGTGAGTGTTCAGGCATTTAAAGAGAAAACAGAAACTCAAGTTAGCGTAGCTGATGAGCTTATAACAGAAATGGAGGTAACCATTGTCGGGACGCAAAATCAAAATAACACTGACTGAGCCTCAAGCTAAATTCTTTAGCCTCACTTGCAAATACCCTGCTTTTGTTGGCGGATTCGGAACAGGTAAAACTGAAACGCTCGCGATATGTGCATTTCGTGATGCAAGGACATCTAGCGATGCATTAATAGCATTGTATGAACCAACCTATGATTTAATTAGATTGATTCTAGCTCCTCGGATGGAAGATAAATTAAGCGAATATGGGATTAGATATAAATACAATAAATCTGAAAATATTATTTACACCTCATCAGGTGGTATTGGAGATTTTGTATTAAGAACATTAGATAATCCAGCTCGAATAGTCGGTTATGAATCATATAGGGCGCATATTGATGAAATTGACACATTAAAAAAGGTAAAGGCTCACGAGGCGTGGATAAAAGTAATAGCTCGTAATAGACAGAGGCCTAAAAATGTTGAAACCCCCTTTAATAAGGTGTCTGCATATACAACACCAGAGGGCTTTAATTTTGTCTATGAGAAATGGTTCAAAAACCCCAAAGAGGGGTACGAAATGGTTCAAGCTTCAACGCTATCCAATCCATTTTTACCAGATGATTATGTTGATTCACTTAAAAGCTCATACTCGTCACAGCTAATCGATGCTTATATTGATGGTAAATTTGTAAATTTAAAAACAGGAACTATATATCACCCATTTAATCGCAAATTAAATCATTCAGATGAAGAAGCGACAGATAAGGACACTCTTTATATCGGAATGGACTTTAACGTTGGTAAAATGGCTGGGATTGTGCATATTAAAAGAAACGGTCAACCGATTGCGGTTGATGAGCTGATTAATATTTATGATACACCAGCGATCATCAATACAATTAAAGAGCGATATTGGAAATATAACGGAAATGATTACATTAAAAGCCGTGAAATATATATTTACCCTGACGCCTCTGGTGACTCAAGAAAAACAGTTAAAGCCAGTAAAACAGATATCGCGCAACTTCGCGAAGCGGGGTTTACGGTAATTGTTAACTCATCCAATCCTCCTGTTAAAGACCGCGTTAACTCTATGAACGCTATGTTTTTAAATGCTGATGGTGAACGTCGATATTTGGTTAACACCAACAAGTGTAAACGTTACACCGAATGTTTGGAGGAGCAGGCGTGGGCAAGTAATGGTGAACCTGATAAGTCATCAGACAATGATCATCCTAACGATGCTGCAGGATATTTTATTATTAAGGATTATCCAATTATTAAACCAAGTGGCAAAGTTACCACTCTACGGATGTAATAAATTATGTCAAATATTGCAACACCTAATATTGATTACAGTAACATGACTGAGGCATGGGATATTAACGATGCCCTAATGGGGGGCACGCTCCACATGAGAACACTCGGAGAATCATATCTACCGAGATGGGTTAACGAGGAGAAAGACTCATACAAAAAACGCCTCCAAACTGCTACCTTACTACCAGCCTATGAGGAAACTATCAGGCAAAATGTTGGCAGGGTATTTGCCTCACCTATAAAATTAGCCGATAACGTGCCAGATAAAATTATCGAATTTACCAAAGACATCGATTTAGAGGGCACGTGTTTGGATGTGTGGGCGCAAGAGTTTTTTAGTATTGCTCTACAATATGGTATTGCTCACGCGTTTATTGATTATCCTAGAATAGATGTATCGGTTAAAACCAGAGCGGATGAAAATGAAATAGGTGCAAGGCCCTATGTTGTAATGCTCAATCCTCGCCAAATAATCGGCTGGAAATCAGAAAATATAGGCGGCAAAATTGTTCTCACTGAATTACGGATAAAAGAAAATGTTGTCGAAAATAAAGATGATTTTGAGCAAACACGAGTAGAACAAATTCGACATGTACAAATAGGTTCCGAATCAACTTGGCGACAGGATAGCACCACGAAAAAATGGTATTTACATGAAGAATGGGAAACATCCAGAACTCATATTTCCCTAGTGACACTGTACACTAAAAAAACAGGATTTATGCAAGGCTCGCCTCCTCTATTAAATCTTGCGTTACTTAATATCAAGCATTGGCAAAGCCAAAGTGAACAAGACAACATTTTGCACGTTGCGCGCGTGCCAATTCTTACCGCGTTCGGTTTAGAGGATGGCGCGGAATTGACTATAGGCAGCTCATGCGCGACCAGATTCTCTGATAGAACTATGCAAGGGCTCGAATATGTCGAACATACTGGTAGCTCTGTAAATGCAGGTAAAGAATCGCTGATTGATTTAGTCGAACAAATGCGGTTAGCTGGTGCTAAGTTGCTCCGAGACCAAAACACATCGACAAAATCAATAGACCAAACTCAAGAGGAAAAATTGCAGGCTAATTCACCATTATTTACGATGGCATCCTCACTGGAAGACGCTCTAGATAATATTCTGGATGAGCTAGCCGTATGGATAGGTGAGAAAAGCGGTGGTAATGTTGATGTTATTACAGAGGTTGAGCTTGCAAGGAAAACAATTGATGCTACAGGTGCGTTAGCCATTCAATCACTCCGATTAAGCGGTGATATTCGTGACACTGATGCCGTTATTGCCTATCAGCGTTTAGGTCTTATTGATGCTGACGCAAAACCAGAGGATGTTATACAGGAACTCAAAGATAACGCGCCTCAATTTGCGGGGTAGTTTATGAAAATCAACAAAAAACTCCGTGATGAGGCTATCTATCATCGTATTAGTTTGGTTGGTTATGAAAATAATCTAATTAAAGAGTCGTTAAAATTACTTGAAATCGTCGATAAGGAATTAACTGCGCAACTCTACGTTGCACTAGAGGACCTATCACCAAGTGATTTTAAAATATCTCGTCTCGAATCAATGTTAGCAAGCTCTAAATCTCTAAAATCTGTCACCGATTACCTGCTCGGCGAGTTAAGTTTGCTCAGTGAGCATGAAAGCAATTACCAGTATTCATTATTTGAATCATTGTTACCCGATATTGTTAAAAGCAAATATCCACTAATGCAAATATCGCCCAATCAAATATTTGCTGCTGTAAAAGCCAGACCGTTTCAAGGTCGGTTATTATCTGAATGGGCGAGCAATATTGAGGATGATAGAGTTAAACGGGTAGCTAATGCCGTTCGAACAGGCTACGCAACAGGTGAAACAACAGAACAAATAATCAGGCGCGTGAGGGGAACACGAAAAAACAGATATCATGACGGTGTATTAGAGGCTAGCAAACGCAATGTATCATCCGTAATTCGCTCTGCTATCTCTCATACTGCTGCTGTTGCTCGTGAATCATTTGGGAACGCTAATAACGATTTAATTAAAAGCAAACAATGGCTATCAACGCTAGATATAGGCACTACTCCAATGTGTATTGTACGAGATTTAAAACAATATTCATTGGATAACCAGCCAATTGATCATGATATTCCGTATGGCGCTGGGCCGGGTAGGTTACATTTCGGTTGTCGCTCAGTTGAAACCTTCATTTTAAAAAATTATCGCGAGCTTGGGATAGATATTGACGAAGTACCAACTGGTACTAGGGCGTCAATGGATGGGCAAGTCCCAGCTAAAACCTCTTACATTGAGTGGCTACAGACGCAATCACAAGCGCGCCAAGAACAAATTTTAGGTATAGAAAGAGCACGTTTATTGCGAAATGGTGAAATAGCACCTGAAAGTTTTTTTACGCGCGACGGGCATTTATTAACACTTAATGAACTAAAAAGCCTAAAGCTAATCGATTAACAATATTCACTTCTTTAAAGGTCGCTATATGCGGCCTTTTTATTACTTGCTGTTTAGCGGATGCGACACAGTGTCACGGTTGGAAAACCAATTAACAGTCGGAAGACGGAGAAAATATGAAACTAAAAACAATTGATGTAAATGGTCAAACCTATGCTGTTGTTGAAAACGGTAATCCTATTTATGTGCATGACGATGGAAAAGAGATCCCATTCGATGCCGTAGCCTCACGCAATAAAATTTCAGCGCTCAACGCAGAAGCTAAATCGCACAGAGAAGCTAAAGAGAAGCTTGAAACTGAAATGAAACGGTTTGCCAACATCGAAGACCCTGCGAAAGCCCTCGAAGCATTAGAACTTGTAACTAAGCTAAATCAAAAGAAATTAATTGATGCTGGCGAAGTTGACAAGGTCAAAGATGAAATCACAAAGGGATTTCAAAAGCAATTAGATGAAGCTAATTCAGCTAAAGGATTGCTTGAGAAACAACTTTATAATGAGATGATCGGGAACAAGTTTAACAGTTCAACTTTCATTAAAGAGAAAGTTGCCATTCCTGCGGATTTTGTTCAATCGCGGTTTGGACAGTCATTCAAAATTGAGGATAACCAAGTTGTCGCATACGACGCATCAGGGAATAGGATTTATTCGCGCTCTAATCCCGGTGAAGCAGCCTCATTCGATGAAGCATTGGAATTCCTAATCGATAACTATCCTCAAAAAGATTACATACTCAAGGCTTCAGGCAATCAAGGTGGTGGCGCGCAACAAAGCCAACACCAAGCAGGTCAAAAAACAATGAAACGTTCCGCGTTTGATGCTCTAACTCCTGCGGAGAGACATAGCGCATTAAAAGACGGGATTACAGTAACCGATTAGGAGAACTATTATATGGCAAATACTTTAACAAATCTTATCCCTACAATTTATACAGCGGTGGATAAAGTTTCACGCGAACAAACTGGTTTTCTTACTGCTGTTGGTCGTGACGCTAAAGCTGATGGCGCAGCGGTAGGGCAAACTGTAACATCTCATGTCACCTCTGCAACTAAACTTGTTGATATCGAACCATCAGCCACAGCGCCAAATGACGGTGACCAAAACATTGGAACAGTTAACGTTACAATCACTAAATCTAAAATGGCCCCAATAAAATGGAACGGTGAAGAACAGTTGGCAGTTGGTCCTACAGGTCAATACAACAAAATTTTAGCTGACCAGTTCGCGCAAGGATTCCGCGCTTTAGCTAATGAAATTGATGCTGATTTAGGTGGTTTATTTATAGGTACATCACGAGCAGTAGGTAAAGCTCGTACCACACCTTTTGCACAGAAGGATGATTTGAGCGATTTTGCTGACGCACTGAAAGTTCTTGAAGACAATGGTGCGCCTAATTCAGATTTGCAAATGGTGCTAGGCTCAGATGCTACGTCTAAAATTCGCGGTAAACAATCTGTTTTATTCAAAAATAATGAGGCTGGGACAGATGAACTATTGCGCGAAGGCATCATTGGTCGAGTTGAAGGGTTTAACCTGCACACATCTGGCGGGGTTAAACGATTTAAAGGGGGTAATGCTGCTGGCTATTTAGTTAACGGAGCTAAAAAGGAGGGAGAGCGATTTATCGCAGTAGATACTGGAACGGGTAAATTTAAATCTGGTGATGTTGTTTCATTTGCTGGTGATGACAATCAATATGTTGTTGCTGCAACAGCAGCTGGGTCTATTACGCTCAACGAGCCGGGATTAAGACAAAATTTAGCTGATAACACTGCAATTACTGTTGCTGGTGATTATGTGGCTAATATGGCGTTTGATCGTAGTGCATTATTATTAGCGTGCCGTACTCCTGCAATGCCAGAGGGTGGAGACCAAGCAGACGATGTGATGGACGTTACCGATCCTCATTCAGGAATTACATTCCAAGTCGCATTATATCGACAATATCGACAAGTTCGATTTGAAGTTGGTCTTGCATGGGGTGTTAAATCTATTGCGCCTCGTCATGCTGCACTTATTCTAGGTTAATAAATGGGGCGCATTGCCCCTTTTTGGAGATAACAATGGCTAAAGCACCTACAAATGAAAAACAAGCAGAACTTGAGGCTAAGAAAAAAGCCGAACAAGAAGAACTTGAAAAGCAAAAGCAACAAGCAGAACTCGAAAAGGCCCATAAGGAGCAAGAAGAAAAGGAAAAAGCAGAAGCAGAAAAAAAGAGATTAGAAGCTCAAGCCGAACAAGCAAGGCTGGAAGCTGTAAGATTAGCGGCTGAACAAAGGGCTCTTGAAGAAGAACTTGCTCAAAACAAAAAAACAACCATCACAATGATAAATCCAAATCAGAACGAGGAGCCACAAGAAGCTGAAGTTCACCAAGACATGATTAAATATTGGGAACACGAGGGTTGGACAGTTAAATAACAGGTGGCTATATGCTGATTACTGACATCAATTCAAATGGGTTTAACAGTTACGCCTCTGTTAATGATTGCAGACAATATGCTGAATCAAGAGGCTTGACCATACCTAATGATGATTCTCAAATTGAAATTCTTCTAGTCAACGCGCTAGATTATCTAGAATCAATGCACTGGAAAGGTGAACCATCAGACAAAGAACAACCGTTATCATGGCCACGAAAAAACATTATTAAAGATTCTAGAAAAATACCTAATGATTCAATTCCTCGTCAAATTAAAGAGGCGCAGTGTTATCTTGCGATTAATTCACAAACCATTGAGTTATTACCAATTAATCAGGCGAGAGAGATTTTGAGCGAATCGATAGCAGGTGCTCTTAGCGTTACCTATGCACCTGACAGCGATAATAACGTGCCTACAGTCCCATATATTAACCGACTATTAAGAGGGCTTTGTTATTCAAGCAATACTGTAAAGGTAGCAAGGGGGTAGCATGTCTTTTTACACTAAATCAAAAATTACTGCAACACGCCTGTTATCTAGGTATGGAGCAAAATATCAGGTATACAGAAAAGGTAAGATTTCCATTGTTAACGGCAAAGAGGTTATGACGGGACATGTTACATTCACCGCGATAGGTGTTAAAACAGATTATAAACCAATTGAAATCGACGGTACAGTTATTCAATCAGGTGATATTCAAATGGTATTTTCAGCCGATACCGAACTGAATATAAACGATTTAGTAACTATCGACGGTGAAAAATGGTTAATTAAGCAACCCAATCCAGTTAAGCCCGCTGATATTTTGATTTGCTATAAGGTGCAACTGAGGAAAGCATAATGTCAAAAAGCACTAATTTCCTGCAATCTATTAATGCATTTGTGGATGAAACAAAGACACATAGTGAGTTAGTAGTAAAAAAAGCTTGTATCGAGGTTTTGCAGGACATTATTAGAATGTCCCCTGTTGGTCAGCCTGAATTATGGGCTATTAATCAAACCGCTGTAGCATATAATACTGCTGTTTCTGATTATAATTCATCGTTGCGAGATAATCCTGACAATTTAACGAGAAATGGGCGACTAAAGAGGGGGTTGAAAATTAATGATTCTATGGACATCAAGAAAAGAGCAAATTATTCTGGCGGGCGTTTTCGTGGTAATTGGCAGATAACATTTGACAAGCCAGCAACTGGGGAAATTAACCGAATTGACCCAACAGGAGCTGATACATTACGGGAGGGAATAGCTCAGATTGGCGAATTTAATTGTGCTGTTAAATCTGTTTATTTTACTAATAATTTACCCTACAGCGTTAAACTGGAATTCGGACACTCTACGCAAGCTCCAAATGGCATTGTACGAGTTGCAGCATTAAATGCCCAGACACATTTTGAAAACGCCGCAAAAGGAGGTTAATATTTGATTTCAATAATCTCAGAATTACTTGAATCACATCTTTATACTATCGCTAATCAACTGAGTTTACCGATTGTCTACGAGAACATAGAAGCAACACCTAATGACGAAGTTTACCTCAAATCCAATATTCTGCCGGCTATTACAACAAGTTTTGATTTAGAGAGCGAATCAAGGATTTATAAGGGGGTTTATCAAATCAGCGTTGTAGCCCCTATTAACACTGGTAAATTACGCTCTCAGCAGATAGTAGAATCAATCATCAAACATTTTCCACCCAATCTGGAATTAATGAGAGGAAACCTTGCACTTTACATCAATTCTGTGCCAAGCGCGTATCCAGCAATTACAGATAAAACTACTTACACAATACCTATCAGCATGAATTATCGTGCTGACACATTAATTTTTAATTAGGAGAATAATTTATGGCGTTTGCATTACCTAACGGTTCGCGTGTTTACGTGCAAAAATCAAAAGGGGCGGCGGTAGAATTTGATGCAATTTCAAATGCTAAAGAAGCCGTTGTCACATTAAAAACTGGTCACGGGTTTGTAGCTGGTGATGAGGTTATCATAACATCTGGATGGTCCAAAATTAACTATGCAGTAGCTAAAATCACTAAATCGAATGCCACAGATATTACACTGGGTAACATTAACACTAGTGATGTAAACGTGTTCCCAGCAGGTGAGGGCAAGGGAACTTTGACAAAAATTACTGCTTGGGAACGATTACCACAAATTAAGGAAGTGGCGACAGAGGGCGGAGAACAACAGTTTACTCAAATTCAATTTTTAGATGATGACGCAGAGCGACAATTACCGACAATTAAATCAGCTAAAAGTAAAAGTTTTACCATTGCTCATGATAGTGATTTACCTATTTATTCATTATTAAAGGAATTGGATCTTACTAATGAAGTTGTGGCGATGAAAATGTATGTACCTAAAGCGCGCGAGACTCGTTATGACGCTGTGCGAATTTCATTTGATGCAACTCCAATAACAGCAATCAATGAGATTGAAACAGTAAAAATTAATATGACAGTTGAATCACCAGCGATCACTTTCTACAAAGACAAATAAGGGCTAAAAAATGGCAAAATTTAAATTAGTGGCTGAACCAACATTTAAGAGCAAGGTTTTAATTCCACGTGCGGGACAAGAAGATGGTGAAATTGAATTTACATTCAAGCACTATATTCCAAAAGAGCTGGAAAATTTAGAGAGTGAATTTAAAGAAAAGCCTCTGGTTAATTATCTATTGAAAATTATCACGGGTTGGAGTTTAGACGATAAATTTAACGAGACTAACCTCGATACACTACTTCAAAACTACCCAGCATCAGGTGGCGCAATTATTAAAACTTATTCTCGTGAGTTATTCGGCGTCCGAGAAAAAAACTAATAGCGCTCGTTGCTGCACTATACACACCTGAGCCGTCAAAAGAAGAATTGGCGGCTTTTGGATTAACTGAATCGGATTATGATGATGAGTATATAGAGATATGGCAAGATAATTTTGATGCGTTCAAGTTATTTAAGGCTATGTCTACGCAGTGGCGAACGAGCATGAGCGGTATAATTGGTCTGGATTACAATTGTATGCAGTGGGTTATGAAAATTAATAATATTGCAGAAAGCGAAACTATTTTTAACGACATTCAAATAATGGAAAATGAGGCGTTAAGGCTTATGCATAAATCAAAATAGGCAGAGGAATGAATACAGATATTTTAGTTGATACGATCCAGTATAAAGGATGCGAGGTGGAGATAATGTCCAAGAAATTTGGTGTTCGCCCAAATTATACTGAATCAAAATGCGAATTCGTGCGAACTATTGAATTTTCTATCGCAGTTAAAGGCATATTTAAATTTCATCCTAATGTAGGAGCTAAACTCAAGTATCAGGAAGATTTAAAGCCAAGCACTGTAATAGGTGATGTATATAAAAATGCTTTTGAGTACGCTAAATCAATTATTGACGAAGGATGTGTGGATAACCCGCATTTAAACTCTATGATTTAGTGTTCTCTTTATGCACAGGTATAAACAGCCATCTTCATAATGAAGACAACTGATTTTAGAATGCTTCCTGCGCATACAAGGATAGACGTTAACTTGATTTTTTAATAAACGCTTGTTATATTTAATGTCTTGGGTGAGAGTTTCCTCTCACCTTTGATGTTGTCTCATAATTGAGGTTAACTTACTACAAAAGTAACCCGTTTATTTAAAAAATCTTTAGATGTTTCTAATATTTAATGGATTATTTTAAATATGTTCCATCAAGAACCGCCCTAGTGGCGGTTTTTTTATGCCTGTAGAAAATATGGAATTACGTCCCGTCAAATGCCCTAGCTGGTCAATAAACCTACTGCATACACAGCGTCAATTACATCCACATTTGAGGCACAAATTAATTAGGAGTAAACAAAATGCACAAAACAGCAAAAATTAACGATAAATCTAATTTAGTAAACACAATTCAGTACAAAGGGGTGATAATAACATTAGGGGGGGTTAATAATGACGATCAGGTTAAATACAATTCACCAAATGAAACGGAGTTTTTCCCAATTATTAAAATTAATATTGTTATTACTGGTGTTCTAAAGTTGCTGCCAACTAAATCATTTTACCTCGAATATTCCGAGGATTTAAATTCAAACACCGTGATAGATGACGTTTACAAAAACGCATTTGATTACGCTCGCACCATTATTGACGGAGGATATGCGGGATAATAAACAAACCGTCTTTTGGCGGTTTTTTATTGCACAAACTCTATAAATAACATACTATTTCAAAAAAATATAAAGATTAAGGAGATGGTATGAAGAAAATTATGTTTTGTTTGTTGTTATTCCCATTTTTTGTATTTGCTAAAGAAATAAATTATAAGGCATGGAGTGTTACAATTAACACCGATCCAATAACAGATAAAAAAGATGTTTCTATACTTGCTGTTGATATGACGAAAACAGAGGACATTGATAGCGCTGCTCTTCTATTTACTTGTAAGGGAGTAGGTCTTATACCTTTGTCAAAAAACTGGAAAGACAATCAAGACGGTGCTATTAAAGTCATTTTTAGAGTAGATAAAGAAAAGCCAATTGAAATGGAATGGGTATTGTATGAAGGCAACGTAACCGCAAAAAGAGAAGATTTTATGAATGAAGTACTTCAAAATGGTAAAAAGCTCGTCGTAAGGGCTGGTTCTAAATTTACAAGGGATTTTACTTTTTCTCTACTAGGTTACAAAAAAGCTTATGAACATCTCGAAAAAGAATGCTCAAATTAAAGAACAATTAACTTAAATATTAGCGGTTTTTGCATCCAACTTATATGATCGGGAGTGCGACTAATACAATACCCGTAAGGGAAATACGTCCGCTGTCTCTTTGCAGTTTTGAGCTCCTGATCGCCCATTAAGTGATCTAAGGTATTGTCATCATGGCAATACCCTTGAAAACCATTTTAAGTCTTGTTCGCATTATTGACATTAATTTGCATTAGATATATATTTCTATTTGAGGTGTCGAAACCTCATCAAGAAGCGGAAATGATCGCCCCGTCAGTGTGATTTTTTTATACCTAAAATCTATGCCGAGAGGGCGAGGAATAAAATACCTTCGGGGAATAACTCCAGCCGACTTCTTGCGGTTTTCGAACCTCTTGGCGCCCATATTTATGGGTGAATATAATTCGAAAATAACAGGATGTAGAAATGAACAACACAAAACTAGAAACAATTCAGTTTCACAATCAATCGCTCATAGTTCTGAATCACGAAAACAAACCATATATTGCCATTAAGCCAATTTGTGAAAATATAGGTCTGGATTGGGAAGCTCAACGCCAACGAATTAAAAGAAATGAAATACTTAACTCAACTACCTGTATGATAAAGGTAGTTGCAAAGGACGGTAAGAATAGAGAAGTTTTATGTTTACCGTTAGGTTATTTAAATGGTTGGCTTGCAGGAATCGAATTAAGTAGAGTTAATCCACAAATCAAACCACTTTTAAAGCAATACCAGTTAGAATGCTTCGATGTTCTCTATAATCATTTCATGCCGAAAGTAGCTCAACAATACCCTAATACTATTTCAGTTGAACAACAGCAGGCAATCAAACAGGCTGTTAGAGAGCGCTCATACCGCACAGGTGAACACTATCAGGCTATTTACACTAAATTCTATGAGCATTTCAAAATACCACGATATCAGGATTTGCCAGCTAGTAAATTTGATGAAGCTATCCAATGGTTAGGCGGAGTGCACGCTCGCAATGGATTATCTGAAAAAGATTTATATCTATTGGCAAGGTTATATTGCATAACTGTTCGAATGCATCATTTTATTAGTTTAATAACTCCTGCGTTAGATACAATAGCATCTACATATGCTGATAGTTTCCATTCAATGGCGTTTCATTATCAGCGAGAAATCAATGACGCACGATTAGTTATTGATAGAGAAACCGCACATATTAAACCAAAAAATATTATTGATGATTGGAACCGAGTGCTACCAACAATCAGGTTAAAATTGAATTCTAAATAAATACATTTTAAGTTAAACCACCTCTGGGTGGTTTTTTTATGTCTGGAGAAAACAATGGCAGAGGCAATCACATCGCTCACGCTTGAAATCAATACTCAAAGTGTAGATGAAGCAAGCAAAAAATTAGATGCATTTAGTAAAAAAGCCGAAGAGGCGGCGGTGGCTACTGACGAATTAACAGCAGCAAAAAAACGCTCAAAAAAAATGACGGATGAGGAAATCCGAGACTTTGAACGTGTTTATCAGAACGTAATGAAAGCAGTAAAAGCCTCAGAACAGGAAGCGGAACAAGAGAGGAGGCTCGCAGCCGCTAGAAAAAAGCTTGCTGAATCTGGTGATAGACTTTATACCAGCTATAGAAATCAAATTGATGGGCTGAAAAATATAAACACTGCATCAAAAGAACTTGAAAAAATTACTGAGCAAGTTCGGGCCTCATATAGAGGTGGCACTCTTGATATTAACAACTATAGGCAATTGTTGGGAGATATTGCGATAAAACAAAAAGAGGTGACAGTTGCAGAAACGCTGGCAACTAAAGCCAAAGTTGATTTTATCAATAAACTAAAGGCGCAGGTGGCAAATCAAAATTTAACGAAACAACAACTATTGAGCTACCAAGCCGCCCAGCTTGGCGTTAGTTCTTCTGCTGATATTTATATTAAAAAAATTTCACAGGCAACAACAGCAACCAAAAATTACGAAACTGCGACGAGAACAGCAAAAAATCAAGCTGCTAAAATGCAAATGCAACTAATGCGAGGTAATTTTTCAGGAATAAATACGCTGGGCGTGTCAATGATCATGAAGAACGGTATTGGTAATACTGTTAGCACATTGCTAACCTCACTAAACCCTCTAAACATTGGTCTTGCTGCAATGGTTGGCTTGCTCGGCAGTATGATCCCCAAATTGTTTGAAACTGAGGACGCGACAGAAAAATTAGCTGCCGCACAGGAACGATTGAATAAAGTCATGTCTACTGACAAACAAAGTGGAATGGCGTTTCTGTCTGACGATATGATGTCGTTATTGAGCAAAAATCAAGCCCTGGTTAAGGCGGCTCTTAAATCCAGTGAAAAAGATTTAAAAACCGTAATATCAAGCGCAAAACAAGATTTGCAAGATGGGTTAAAAGGCATTGAGCACGGATGGACAGAGTGGTTAACAGGTTTTGGAACGAATAATCAATCAGGTTTGAATAATGTATTAGATCAAATTGCTCAAATTAAGTCAAGCGGGCTAGATTTAAACTCAATGTTATCTTCTAGTGACCTAGCGATGTACAATTTTGTTAGTGGCATTAAGGGCAAAATAGAAAATTATGCTGACTATTTCAATATTACTCATGAACAGGCTCAAGCCATTCTGGAGCAGATGGCAGACATAAAATCTGAAACTGATTCGTTAAAAGCATCTGAAAAAATCAACAAACTAATTTCAGAAATCAGCACGTTATACACAACATCAAACAACGACTCAAAAAACTTAGAGCCACTTATTAATGCATTGGTAAAAATAGCAGAAAAATCGGAGGATGCGGCGCTTAAAGTTAAAATGTTTAGAGCGCAGCAAAAGAATTTAGAAAAAGCAATCGATCCTAAAAAAAGCCCGTTTTATAAATACTCTCAAATGGCAATGAACCCAAAACAACGAGCGGATGCAGAAATAAAAGATATGGAAGCGGCTGCAAATGAAGCAAATAAAATATACAAACCGACAGACGAGGGCTATGTAACTAAGGATAAAATAAAGGCAGCAGCACAAGCCATTAAGGATCGCTATAAAGAAAAAGGCAGAACATCAGTTACTGACCTTTTACAATCATCAAGACAGCAAGAAATCAGCTTGATGAATCAGCTTAAAGCCTTACGCGAGGAAGCCTTAACCGTCAACACTATCACATCAGAACGTAAAAAATACTATGATTTGCAGGCTCAAATAGAGGTTTTGGAGAGCAAAACTGATAAAAGCAAGTTGACTGCACAAGAAAAATATATTTTAGGTCATAAGGAAGCGTTACTAGCTCAACAAGCGAAAAACGCTGCCATTAGTGAGGAAATTGCGCAATACGAAACGGCAACAAAGGCGCTTCGTAAAATGAAGGAATATACATCTAATGTAATTACAACTGCGGGGATAAAACAAGCAACGTTTGGAATGACTCAAAAGCAAGCGGGCAGAGAAGAAGAGCTAATTCGATTAAATAAAAATCAGAATGATGAACTAGCAAAAATCACAGATCCTGTTCAAGTTTCTGAAGTTACGAAGAAATACACAGAAGCAAAAGAGGCCCTACAACAAAGTTGGCAACAGGAAGACCAAAATCAAGGTGATTGGATCACGGGAATGAAAGTAGGGCTAAGTGAATTTGCGGAAGATGGACAAAATGTATTTAAAGGGTTTCGTGATGTTGCTGGCAACGCTATGAACTCTATCAGTCATTCATTAACTGAATTAGTAACAACGGGGAAAATGGATTTTAAATCATTAACCAAGTCAATTTTAACTAACATTATTGAAATTATTAATAAGTTGTTAGTTGCACAGGCTATTCAATCTGCAATGGGTTGGATGGGTGGTAGCTCAGGAAGTGCGGGAGCTGCTACAGGTGGATTACAACAAGCCTATACGGGCGGATTAATTCGTGGTTATGCTAACGGTGGCGGTGTTGGTTACAACGATGAGCCGGGTGGATTTACAGGAATTGGTAACAAATATCAACCTGCAGGCATTGTGCATAAGGGTGAGTTCGTTTTTACAAAAGAAGCAACTAAACGGCTTGGCGTAGCAAATTTATACGCACTTATGAGAGAGGCACAGCATGGTTACGCCAATGGTGGAGGTGTCAAAATTAGCCCTGCTTCACCCGTAGCGTTTACTGGTAAGACAAACAATTCATCAAGCGCTATTAATGTGACTACAAACGTTGCAATTAATATGCAGTCTAATAGCTCGTCACAAGCGCAGATTGGAAATATTGATAAAAGGGCGCTTGAGGGACAGATTAAACCTATCATTCAAAAAAATGTAAGTGAAGTGCTTCAAAAATCGACCTCACCGGGAGGTGAGTTATATATTCTGTTAAATAGGTAAGTTATGGTAGATAAATTCAAATGGCGCACGATGGGTAACCCCAAATGTACAGACTCATCTAATATAAACGAGGCGCGTTTTGGTGATGGTTACACTCAATTATCCAGTAACGGAATTAACAATAACAGCGAAACATGGGAGTTAACATATACAGGTGAAAAAGAGGAGATTGCAAAAGTGAGGGACTTTTTAAACTCTCACATTATTAATTCATTTAAATGGATTAACCCGTACGGTGAGGAAAAAATGTATCGAGTTGTCAATCAATCAATTGAATCTGAGTTTGTGGGAGGTAGGGTTGTTTCGTTATCATTTCAGTTTGCACAGGCCTTCGCGCCCTAATTAACATATTCATTTCTACCAAGCCCACAAATGTGGGCTTTTTTATTATCTGGAGAAAATAAATGTCTATAACTCAAGACTTGCAGTCGCTTGAGGGTAATCAATTAATACAACTTATTGAGATTGACGGAACTAAATTTGGGCTGAATGAAATTTTTAGATTTCATGCACATAACATATCATCAGAAAATTGGGTGTCTTTTGTTGCTGATGATTTACCCTCAATTCATTGGCAGGGCAACGAATATTTACCATTTCCCTATGAACTGAATGGCATTGAGTTCAGTAGTACAGGCTCTCAACCTATGCCAGAATTATCTGTCAGCAACATTGATGGCAAGGTAACTAAGCTTTGTCTTGATTATGATGATTTGGTTCAAGCGAAAGTTAAGATTCATACCACAATGGCTAAATATCTTGATTCAACTAACTGGGAAACAGGTAATCCGAACGCCGACCCGCTCCAAGAACGAGTTCAGTTATTTTTTATTAATAAACGGAAAGAGGAAACCAAAACTGCCATCAAATTCGAACTGTGCTCACCGTTCGATCTTCAAAATCTACAACTACCCACCCGACAAATCACGACCGTTTGCACATGGTGCATGCGTGGTTGGTATCGAACCGGTACAGGTTGTGATTATGCTGGTGATAACTATTTTACTAAAGACGGGATACCAACAGATGATCCAGCAAAGGATGAATGCGGTGGTTTATTAAAAGATTGCAAAGCAAGGCATGGCAATAACCCTCTTCCATTTGGTGGTTTCCCTGCCGCTAATCTTCAAGGTAAATAACATGCGACAAAAACTATTTAATTCAATTTTAAAACATGCTGAAAATGAGTATCCAAATGAGGCTTGCGGATTAATTGTTGAAACTGGTAAAACACAAAAATTTATACCGTGCAAAAACATGTCTGATAATCCAAAAGAGCATTTTCTAATTTCCCCCGATGAGCAATTAGAAGCCGAAAAGCAGGGCGAAATTATTATGATTATTCATTCTCACCCAGATTCGCCAATGCTCGTGCCGTCTGAATTTGACCGAATTCAATGCGATTATTCAGGCATTGAGTGGGGCATTGTGTCCTATCCTGAGGGCGATTTTTGTACAATTTCACCACGAGTTAATCGAGATTATACGGGGCGTCAATGGCTGCTTGGTTATGCTGATTGTTGGGCCCTGATCATGGATTACTATCAACGTGAATTCAACATTACACTCAAAAATTATTCGGTTCCGCGAGAATGGTGGGAAGACGGAAAAGAAAACATTTATGACGAAAACTGGCAGGCTGAGGGATTTATTGAAGTTGAATTAACAGACATGAACGTTGGTGACATTATCATGATGAGGCTTAATTCCAATGTTACAAATCATGCTGCCCTGTATGTCGGCGATAACCTCATACTCCATCACGGATATGGTCAACTATCGTCACGCACTCCATACGGTAAATATTTTCGAGATAGAACAGTTCGCATTGTGCGACACAAGGAGCGATTCAATGTTAAGTAACGTAACGTTCAAAGGCGCAATGGCTAAACAATTTGGCAAAAATCATCAATACGATGTCCAAAATATTAGAGAGTTATTGAGGGCGTTATGCGCAACAAAAGCAGGCTTCGAAAAATACATGTCAAACGCGCACTTAAAAGGCGTCAAATTTGCTTTTTTTGTAGATGGTAAAAACATCGGTATAGATGAATTTGATATCAATGCGACTGGTAAAAATTACATGATTATGCCCGTGTCTCAAGGCTATAAGAGCGGTTTTATTAACGTGATCGTCGGTGCAGTTGCACTAGTTGCAGCATTTTTTACAGGTGGTACTGCATTAACACTGTTTGGTACGACAATAGAGGCTGCGTCTGTTCTGGCGGGTGTTGGGATTAGCATGGCTCTTGGTGGCATAGTTCAGTTGCTGACTCCGCAGCCTCCATTTAAAGCTGGCGTTTCATCTGATGCTGAAAATCAACCTAATTACGCATTTGGTTCTCCCGTGAACACTGATTCATTAGGGCATCCTATATCAATTTTACTGGGTGAGCGTGAGATTGGTGGCGCATTCATTAATGCAGGTATTTACACAGAAGATCAGGAATAGGTGGATTATGCAAATCATTGAGGGACAAAAAGGTGGCTCAAAAAAACCACATAAACCCTACGAACAGCCAGACAATCTACGCTCAACAGCTAAACTCAAAATGCTTATAGCATTAAGTGAGGGCGAAGTTGAGGGAGGTTTAACTCCTCAAAATATATTTATTGATAAAACGCCATTGGCTAATCCTGACGGGACGTATAATTTTAATGGTGTCCGTTGGGAGTTTCGTAATGGTAGTCAAACTCAAGACTACATTAAAGGCATGCCAGAGGTTAGCAATGAATTAAAAGCCAATTTTATTGTTAAAACTGATAAACCGTGGGTGCGATCATTTTCTAATTTAGATTTAGATGCAGTTAGAATTAAACTCAGTTTACCAGCTCATATTGAATATCGAGACAACGGCGATATGGTTGGCACAGTTACAAATTATGCTATTGATTTATCTGTTGATGGCAGTGCATTTGAAACTGTTGTAAATGGCAAATTCGACGGTAAAACTACATCAGAATATCAACGTGACCACCGAATAAATCTGCCTAATGCAATTCAGGGATGGACCATTCGTGTTAGACGAATTACACCAGATTCAACATCAGGCAAATTGGTCAATAAATTTGGCGTTTTTTCTTATGCTGAAGTTATTGATAGTAAATTTCGTTATCCTAATACTGCATTACTATATGTAGAGTTAGACGCATCAGAATTTAACGGCTCAGTACCATTAGTTACATGTAGATTAAAGGGCAAGATTGTTCAAGTTCCTGATAATTATGACCCAGTATCGAGGACGCATTCAGGCGAATGGAATGGCACATTTAAAATGGCGTACACCAATAATCCAGCGTGGCTCACGCATTATTTAATGCGCGATGAAATAGCAGGAATGGGCGACAAAATTGAATCTGCCATGATAGATAAATGGGCTATTTATCAACTGGCGCAATATTGCGATCAAATGGTATCAGATGGTAGAGGGGGGAAAGAGCCTCGTTTCACATGTAATGAGTACATTCAGAGTCAACGAGACGCATATACCGTATTAAAAGATTTGGTAGCCTCATTTAGAGGTATAACATTTTGGGGTAACGACCAAATTTATTTAACGGCTGATATGCCACAAGATGAGCCTGATTTTATTTATCACCCGTCGAATGTTGTTGGTGATTTTGTTTATGCGGGTGGATCGTATAAAAATCGCTACACATCGTGCATGGTCGCATATTCAGATCCAGACAATCACTATTGTGATGATGTTGAAACGGTATGGGATCATGATTTAATGCGTCGTTATGACGTAAATGTAATGAAACTAACTGCCATTGGCTGTACATCACAAAGTGAAGCCCAGCGTCGAGGTCGCTGGGCATTGCTTTCTAATGTAAAAGACGGTGTTGCTACATTTACGGTTGGTCTTGATGGCTATATTCCACTACCAGCCCGTATTATCGGTATTGCCGACCCGTCACGTTCTGGTAAAGAAAATGGGGGGAGAATTCATGCAGTAAGTGGTAGAAAAATCACATTAGATAGACCTGTTGATTATGATGTTGGAGATAGACTGGTAATTAATTTACCAGACGGAACAGCACAAAGTCGCACCATAAAATCAATTAGTGATGACAAACGAACAATTACTGTAACAGCAAATTATAAAATTCCTCCTGTAGTTGGCGCTGTTTGGTGTATTGATAGTGATAACGTTGCTATTCAATATTATAGAGTTACGGGAATATCAGCCAGAGAAAATCAACAATTCACTATTACTGCGATTCAGCATGATCCTGACAAATTTAAATACATTGATGACGGCGTCAGGTTAGAGCCAAAGCCAATAACTGTGACGCCACCTAGTTCCATATCACCTCCTAAAAATATCATTATTTCTGAAAGTAGCTATGTTTCACAGGGTTTGTCAGTAGCCTCTTTAGAGGTGAGTTGGGATCAGGTTGAGGGAGCTACCAATTACGTTGCGCAATGGCGCAAAGATAATTGTAACTGGATTAATGTAGGGCAAACTAACGGAACAGGTTTTACTGTTAATGGCATTTATTCTGGCGTTTATGATGTTCGTGTTCGAGCAATTAATGCCATTGAGGTTTCGTCTCCGTGGGCATATTCAGCAGCAAAATCAATTAAAGGCAAAGTTGGAAAACCTGATAAACCTATTAATTTTACTGCATCAGATGATGTTGTATTCGGTATTAATTTAAACTGGTCATTTCCACAGGGAAGTAGCGACACCAGCCATACAGAAATCCAGTATTCAACTAATGAAAACGAGGATAACGCGCTATTGCTCAGCAATGTAACCTATCCAAGTTTCAGTTATTCCCAAACTGGGTTATCTATTGGACAGGTGTTTTTTTATCGAGCACGGTTAGTCGATAAAATCGGTAATACGAGTGATTGGACCGAATGGGTTAGAGGCATTTCCAGCACGAATGCCAACGATTTAACAGATCACATCCTAGATGAGATTACAGGCACTGACGCATGGAATTCTCTAATTGAATCTACTAGTAGCTCAGTTAATAGCGCTATAGAAAATGCAAAATCAATTATTGAAAATGCATTAGCTAATGACAGAGAGACTAAACGACGCAGAATAGAGAACGGAAAACTTTCTGCCGAAATTACAGAAACTAACGCTGTTTTATTAAATGAGAAAGAAGCCACTGCAATTGCACTAAAAGAGCTGAAGTCCAACTTTGGTGATGTGAGTAGTAATTTAAGCGAATTACGACAAACAACCGCAGAACAAAATTCAGCAACAAGCAAATCGATTGATTCATTAACGGCAAAAGTTGGTGCTGTTAGTAGTGATTTATCCCAATTTAAACAGGTTACCACAAATCAAAACTCAGCAACAGCACAGGCAATTCAATCTATCAACACAACAGTTGGTGACGTTTCCACATCTATATCTGATGTTAGTAAAACTGTAAATAATCTCGACGGGAAAATTTCAGCCTATCGAACAATGAAAATCGCAGTTGATAATAAAGGCCAGCAGTATGTTGCTGGTATGACGATGGGGGTTGAAAACACCGATCAGGGTATGCAGTCAAACGTTATATTTTTAGCTGATAAATTTATGGTAATGAATCAGGCTAATGGTATCCCGGTACCTGCATTTATTGTTAAAGACGGCAACGTCATAATGAATAGCGCTGTATTTGGTCATGCCTCTATCAATTTTGCTACGATTTCCGACACTATTCAATCTGAAAATTATGTACCAAATAAATCAGGTTGGAAATTATTTAAAAATGGTACGTTTGAAATCAATAGTACATTCATGGATGGCGGTAGAGTGATATTAAACAGTGATGGTTTAGCTGTTTATGATGAGATGGGCGTGTTGCGTGTATTACTCGGTAAATTATGGAGATAACATGTCAGGGTTTGGATTAAAAATATTTAATGAAAACACCCCAGATACTATGCTCAATTCATCCTGCACTATGTGTTGTATATTGGGCATATGCAATGTTGAAAAAACTCAGACGGGTATATATGTTCCCGATGGATATCAATATTACATCCATTTACTAGATGGCTCAGGATTTAATTTAGATTATGCAATTGATACAGATGGAACCAATCTCTGGGTATGTGGCGCATTCGACTCGCGCAGTTACCTAGATGGTGACCGTCAGGTTATTTTAAATAACGGCTCTCATGCATGGGGATATGGTGGCGGTATTGGTAGTGGATATCATCAATTATGCATAGTGATTGGTTATCCAATCAATACTGCTGTAAATGGGGTAGGTATCTCATTTGAGGGAGGGAATAACTATTTTTATATAAATGAATCGTCATTGTGCGCGCCAGTTATTTATCAGGGTGAAATCGAAATAAATAAAACAACAGGCTGGCAGCCATCCCATGTTAATCCGTTTCTAAATTTCGAAAATAGTATTGTTTTTGTCTATTCTGAAAATCCTAATATCTCAATCGGTGGTGGATTTAATCACGATACGTGGGAGCATATTTTACTGGCATATAATACGGAGGGTGAGCGATTAAATTATGATATAAAAATAAAAGTGGTGATTTTTGCAAAAACGAAAATCAGCAACACGAAATCTAACTACGGCCTCAGGATTTTTAATAAATCTGGTGATGTTGTTTTTGATTCTGGCACTGGAGTTTTGATAAATCCACAATTACATTCGTTCGGCTCAGTTGGTCTGAGACAATTCGTTGATATACCAAACATTAGACGTCCGATGTTTATACCGACCTCAATAGGTGGTTATGTCGATTTTGATAATTATGATGGCATAAAAAAACAAATCGGGCTGGCGTCAACTGGATTTAGTCTGGCACCGTCGTATATAAATCATGAATATAACAGATGGACACGCGCGTACAAAGGTAAGTTCATTTCGGATTTTCCAATAATGGTAATTGATGCTGAAAATTATTTTAAATTTTAATCACGGGAGTAACAATGAAATATTTATTTTTCCTAATTATTTTTGCGTTTGATGTTTATGCTGATAATTTAAATTGTAATGCAATTTATCAGGAAAATTCACTTAGAGGATTGATAAAATCCCACCAAATTGTGGATATAAAAAAAATAAACGATAACCATTATGACCTAAATTTAAAATTATCTGGGTCGATACAGCAAAAATTAGATAATTTTCCTACTAACAGAACACATACATTAATTGATATTAAATGTGTTGATACAGAAAACGAGCAAAAAATAAAATCCATGCTCAAATTATAAATATCAAATCAATTATAGCCGCTTAAATGCGGTTTTTTTATACCCAAATATGAGAGACTCACATGTCATGGTATACAGATGGTTCTATAACCGTAGAGAAAAACAGTAAAAAAGTTTTTGGTGTTGGTACCAAATGGACCAACCCACTAATTGGCATTTGTTCTGGTCAAATGCTGATATTGAAAACCCAGAACACAATTGAAATATACGAAATTGCCTCATTACAATCTGATACAGAATTAACATTAGCCAACCCATATAATGGCGAGACGCAATCAGGTTTAAAATACGAAATACCAACTACCCCAAAATTATCAATTGAATCGCTAGCACTTCGTATATCTGAAATGCTGAATTACTATCAACAACAAATGGACGGCTGGCAGACATTATTAACAGGAGAGGGAGAGGTTACCCTAACCGCGCCTGATGGTCGGGTCATTAAATTGAAATCTCAGCATTCAATACAACAGGAATTATCGAATTTTATTCAAAAAAATGTCAATGAAAAGCAACGTATCAATGGACATCTAGATGTTGGTTTATTAACTGAAAATGGCAATCGCGTTTTTTCATTAAATAATTCAGATATCGTTGGTGCATTTCGATTAATGCCATTTCGCGCTAATGAGTTACCATTCGGGTGGTATGTTCGAAATGGTGATAACTATTTGCTGAATTCTCCTCAGGGGCAGGCGTTAAACAAATTATCGGATAATTATAAACATGATCATCAGATAACAATCAAAAATATTAATGGCCAACAATATATTAATACACCGACCGCGTTTACCTCTGACGGACTAGGTTTTTTTGAGCGTGCGGTAAATGGTGACATTCGTCAGGTTGGTAATATTGAGGGTGATGCTATTCGTAATCTATATGGTGATATGCAGCACATATTTCATTGGAGAGGCACTGTTCCACATGGTGTATTTAGAATATTTCAGAATAACGGGGGATCGGGGTTGAATAATAGGTATTACCCGCTGATTTGTTCCGAGCCAGAATCGGATTACCCAGAGCAAACAGTTGTTTTAGACACGTCGTTGTTTGTTCCAACCGCTAACGAAAACCGCCCAATCAATATGGGGCTAATACCAGTTATTTATCTCGGGGTTTAATGTGATTAATTATTATTTTGACAATACAAATGAACTAAATCCATATACATATCAGATGTATGCACACGATGGAACATTACCGCCAGATAATGCATTACGAATAGAGCCTGAATTTAGAGACGGCTTTCATCCGTGCGCAAAAAACGGCGAATGGATTTTAGTTGACGACCATCGAGGCACGACAGTTTACAACATCGAAACCAAAGAGGCGGTGAAAATTAATGAACTGGGAGCAATAAAGCCTGGTTTTACATTACTCAAACCATTCGATTTTTGTAAATGGAATGGCACGGAATGGATTTTAAATGTCGATGAGCAGAACGCATTTAAAATAAAACAGAATGAATCTCGTCGAGATTTTTTATTGAATGATACTAACACTGAAATAGATATTCTAAATCGGGCTGTTCGTCTAGGTCGAGCGACAGAGGCAAATAAAAAACGTTTAGAGTTATTGGAAAATTACTCAATTGATTTATATCAGCTAGATTTAAGCGACCCTGATGTCGTTATTCCTAAAAAACCCTAATAAATGTTAGGAAAACTAAACACAATCAATAACCGCCAAATAGGCGGTTTTTTTATGTCTAAAATTGGAGAATAAGCAATGGCAATTATTTCTGGAATTCTACAGGACGGGCTAGGAAATCCTATCAATGGATCACTCACTCTACGCGCGAGGCGCACCACCGCCAATGTGATAGAGGATACAGAGGTTAAATTTACTACCGAAAACGGGGAATATTTCCTAAATTTACTCCCATGTGAGTACGATGTATTTCTTGCAGCAGATGGATATAGCAAAAAACCACTAGGTATTATAACTGTATACCAAGATTCGCCAGACGGCACATTAAATGAATATGTTATCACTCCGTCAGGTAGTGAATTAACACCAGAAATTTTGAAACAGGTTTTGGAGGCGCGGGATGAGGCAAAAAAATCTGCGGAGGAGGCTCGCGAATCCTCGTCTGGTACATCTGTTTTAACTAAATTATCTAGCTCAGACGGTAGCGCTAGAATTGGTCATTACGGCAGTAATGTGCAATCTGTAATGGACAGTAACGGACAGTTACACTATTGGATAGCTCAAATGGCGGCAGGCAAACGAGTTAACATAATTTGTTATGGAGACTCAACTACTGAC